GAGGTCGAGCAAAGAAAAGAAATATTGAGTGCCATGTTTGCGGTCGAACATTTAGCGTAAATCCGTCGCTAGTTCATGGTGAATATGTTAGATGTAACCGATGCACAGGAAGGTAAAATGGATCAGCTTGCTGATGTAGGTGCAGAAAGAGCAGTGTTAGCTGGTCTATTTGCATATGGGCTTGAGTCTTATGTTGAAATTAGTGATTTCATTACGCACAACAGTTTTGCAAATCGTAATAACCAAGTTTTATACAAATGTATCGAAAAGGTTTTAGAAAATGATGCCGTAGCAGACATACCAGCGATTCTTTCAGCCGCTGAACAACTTAATCTTACAGAACTGGTCAAGACCGAGCAAGAGCTTGATTACATTCGCAACCTTATGGACTATCCTGTTAAAAAGGATAATGTTCTGCACTTTGCTGCACAGGTTAAAAAGTTTGAGTTCGCACGTAACGCAAAGCGTATTGCTAAAAAGATAGACAATGACATTGACTCTATTGTTGGTGATGAGAGCATTGATGATATTATCAATCTGGTAGAATCACCTCTTATGGATTTTTTGCGCGATGATGAGTCAGGTCAAAAGCCAGAAATGCTTGGTGACGAGATTGATGAATATATTGAATTTTTAATTGAAAACAAATGTGATCAAATAGGTTTATCAAGTGGATTTCCTAGATATGATGCCGTCATTGGTGGTGGCTTACGTCGTAAGTGTGTGGACCTTGTATCCGCAAGGCCCGGAGTGGGCAAGTCTGTCTTTGCGGATAATGTTGCTCTTCACAACGCTCGCATGGGAATTCCTGTACTTATGCTCGATACTGAAATGAGCAAGGAAGATCATCAGAATAGATTGCTTTCTCACATCAGCGGTGTTCCAATTCAAGATGTTGCAACAGGTAAATTTAGAGATGACGATGAGCAATTGATAGCAGTTCGTAACGCTGCGGAGGAGATTAAATCTTTGCCATACACCTATGTCAGTGTGGCTGGTGCTCCATTTGAATCAATTATGAACATTATTAAGCGATGGATTCTTCGCGAGGTTGGTCAAGACGAAAATGGTAGAACCAATGACTGTCTTGTTGTATATGATTATCTCAAGCTCATGTCATCATCTGGTATTACAAATAACATTCAAGAGTATCAGGCTCTTGGTTTTCAAATTACAGAACTTCACAACCTAACAGTTAAGTATGACTTCCCATGTTTATCATTTGTTCAGTTGAATCGTGATGGTATCACAAAAGAATCTACAGACGCTGTAAGCGGCTCTGACCGTATCATTTGGCTATGTACATCATTCTCTATATTTAAATTAAAGTCCGCAGAGGAGCTGGCAGAGGACGGTCCAAACGGTGGCAACCGAAAGGTTGTCACATTAAAAGCTCGTCACGGCGCTGGACTACTTGACGGCAACTATATCAACATGAATATGGCTGGTGAACACTCTAGATTGACAGAGCTAAGAACTAGAGATGAGATGAGGCTATCACCAGATGGCGACGTTATAGAAGGTTCAGATTTGCCATTTGATGACAACGACGATGATTACGAGGTTCCATTTGATGTCAATTAAATATGTAGCACTGCCAAACCCATCAATCAGTATGCATCATATCTATCAGGCAGCAGAGCTTGTAGATGATGCGTTTGCGGGCGGGTATTTTAAAAATCATTTAGATGAGGTAGAATGTGCTTGGGTTGCACTAGACGGAGACAAAGTAGTTGGTTGGGCGGCAGTTTCTACTCAACACAACGCTTTGCGCTTTTCAGAAATTTGTGTTTTGAGATGTCTCGTTGTTCATCCAGACTATCGAGGTCAAGGAATTGGAAAGCGACTGACAGAATCCAGATTGAAATATTTAGATAATTGTGATGTCATCATATCCTACGCTTGGGTTCGACCAGACGGGCGATGTATGTCATGCAAAAACTTAGAAAATTTTGGCTTCAAGTTGGAAGAAGAACTAAAAGATTATTACGGTGATACAAGAAATAATTGTAAATACTGCGGGAGTAATTGCTCATGCATAGCAAAGCTATACAAAAGACAACATTAGATCTAAATAAAGTTCGCAACATCATATTTCAAGATATTTATAAACTTTTAGACAGTTTTGACTTGGAATATACGCAGGACGCAGATAATATATTTATGAAGTGTCCTATCCATGAAGGAAGTGATAACCCACAAGGATTGTCAATTTCGCTAGATAAGCAAGTCTGGCGATGCTGGACTCGTGGCTGTCATGACCACTACAATTGCAATATTTGGGGCTTTGTCAAAGGTATGTTAGATACTGATTCCTTTTCAGACGCACTCAAATATATTTGTAAACTATACAATGTAAATGGAGCATCTAAAGAAGATGGAAGAAATACTAATATCTCTAGCGATTTTAATGATAACAATGACTTTAGTTTGCTTGTATCACAAGTTGCAAAACGTAAGCAGGTTATTGAAAGGAATGGAAAACTGGAGCATGTCACAAGACCAAAGACTGACAGAACTCCGTCACCGTATTTCATCTCTAGAGGATTCGACCCAAAGACTTTGGAATTTTTCGGGGTTCGAGACGTACCACGAGACACAACCGGAGTTCTCAGGCACAGATCAATTATTCCAATCTTTGGATCAGACGGAGGATATGTCGGATACATCGGTAGAGCAACCAGAGATTTTGTGCAGCCTAAATACATCTTCTCTAAAGGAATCAGGAAATCAGACTACTTATACAACTACCATAATGCGATCCAATCAATTGTTCATGTGAACACCTTGTTTTTAGTAGAAGGGCAAGGTGATGTTTGGAAATTGTGGGAATGTGGAGTAAAAAATGCGGTTGGGTTATTTGGCAAAGACATTTCAGCAGAGCAAAGAAAACTATTATTGAATAGTGGAGCAACAAGACTTGTCATTCTCACAGATAACGATCAAGTGGGTAGAGAGTCAAAGATTAAAATTAAACGTGATTTAGGAAGATTATTCAAGTTAGTGTTTCCTAAGATGCATACAAAAGATTTGGGAAACATGCTGAATGAAACCATTGAAGAAAAAATATTAAAAGACTTAAAGGGTTACTACTAATGATTTTAGGAATTTCAGGACGCAAGCAAGCTGGTAAAAATACGACTGCTAATATCTTACACGGCATTGTTCTTAAAAAGCAAGGCTTCATTAATGATTGGAATATTGACGCTCTAGGACATCTAAACATTTTAAACGAAGGCGGTTGGGGACATTTTGACGTTACACGTAAAGATGAACAGTTTGTTATGTGGGCAGACAATAACATGTGGCCTTATGTCAAACTTTATAGCTTTGCTGATAACTTAAAAGCCATCTGTATGGATTTATTTAATATTCCATTTAGATGTTTGTACGGCACTGATGAAGAAAAGAATCAAATACAAGAGCATTTATTGTGGGAAAATATGCCGACTACTTTTCCCATCAATCACGGACCGATGACTGCTCGTGAGTTTATGCAATTCCTTGGCACAGACGTAATGCGTAAAATATACGAACCAGTATGGGTAAATTCCTGCATCAAAAAGATACAGCGAGAACAATCAGAGCTAGCAATTATTGCAGACGTTCGCTTTCCCAATGAAGCGAAGGCTATTGAACAAGCTGGCGGCAAGGTTGTACGATTAACACGAACCGTTCACGAGGATAACCATTCAAGCGAAGTAGCTTTGGATGACTACCCCTTCACAGTCTATATTGACAATAAAATTGAAAGCATCGACATCCTGATGGTGAAGGTCAAAGAATTTTACCGTAACCTAAAGGAATAAAATGTTAGTAACATATGTGAGAAGTTCATCCTATAACAATTATGATTTTTGTCAAATGCAATACTTTCTAACCTATGTTTTAGGTTGGCAGTCTGATAGCGGCAAGAAAGCAGACATGGGAACTATGGCTCACAAAGTCATGGAGATTCTTGCTGGGCTTAAAAAGTTTCAACAAGACAATCCGCGCAAAAAATGGCTAGAGATTGAAGATGATAAGTGCGGCAAGATCAGAGTGAGCAAAGATGAACTCTACACTGATAGCTTTGTAGACGACATGACAGAGCTTGCAATAAAAGAATATGCAAAAGATTCTAAGCATAAGTTCTATCGAGGAGACAGAAAAGCAGTTCGTGATACAGTTGAAACCTTTTTGACTCATAGTAATGGCTTGTTCGATCCAAGACAGCGCAACATTTATCATCCAGAGGCTCATTTCGACATTCCAATCGAAGAAGATTGGGCAAAATATGAATACGAGATGCCAAATGGCGAGGTAGTCAAGGGGCAGCTTGCTATTAAGGGAACAATCGACCTAACAACACTGGTAAATGAAGACACTATTGAGGTAGTTGACTGGAAAACTGGTCGCCGTATAGATTGGGCAACCGGTGAGGTAAAAGATTATAAGAAATTAGAGGATGACGCACAGTTGTTATTATATTTTTACGCTATCTCTAAAGTATATCCTCAGTATAAGAATAAGATTATGAGTATTTTCTTTTATAAAGATTCTGAAGGCGAAGTAGACCCTAGACCCTTCAGTATTTGTTTCGATGAATCTGACGAGATTAGATTTTTAGAAAAGCTCAGAAATCGCTTTCAGCAAATTCAACAGAATCAGAATCCAAAACCGCTTGATCCCACAAGAAGCAATTTTAAATGCAAGTATTTGTGTCACTTCTGCAAGAATAACTTTGAAGGAGAGGCCCAAAATATGTGTATAATTACAGAGAAGCACTTAAAGGAACACGGTATGCAGGAAACAGTCAAAAAGTACACACGTCCGGGCTTTAATATAGGCTTCTATGAAGCTCCGGGCTAGTCTGGAGAATAAGCATGAGGGAGTTTATGTTAGGTTTTTTTGTAGCGTTATCGTTATCTATGGCTAGCTATATTATATGGGAAAATTATCGACATGTCCCAGTGGTGATCCAGCAGGTTCCAGTTCCAATACAAAGCGTACCAATACCACAAAATGGTTCGCAATTTACTAATATTTAGGAGATTTAAATTGTTTAATCATATACATATTGGACGTAGAGCTTTTCTTCAGACAAGTCTTTTTGCTGCCGCTGGTAGTCAATTCGCACTTGGAGAACAAAAATACTACGAAAGCATTGAAGGTCAAGCAAAAAGCACTATCTTTATCTACCTCCCCGGAGGTATATCTGCTCAAGAGTCTTTTGACCCAAAGACTGTAGCTCCATTAGAATATCGTGGATCTATGAGTGCGATTAACACAAATGTTGCTGGTATTCAAATTAATGAAAGGTTCTCAAAAACCGCGCAGGTAATGGATAAACTTACGATCATAAGGAGTATGACGCATGGAGAAGCTGCCCACGAACGAGGAACAAACAGTGTTTTCACAGGTTACAAGCCTAGTCCTGCACTCAGCTACCCTTCTATTGGCAGTGTTGTGTCTCACGAGTTTGGCTCTAGGAACAATGTTCCTGCATATATCTGCGTGCCGGAAAGACCTAATGAATTTGCAGGAACGGGATATCTAAGTAATGCTTATGCTCCGTTTGCGTTAGGTTCTGATCCGGCATCAGATAATTTTAAAGTTAGAGATTTATCTATCAATATTACAGATGAACACTTCACAAGAAGAAGAAATCTGTTAGATATTGTAAATAAAAATATGACAGAGCGCGTAAACTCTGACGCTGTAAAAGCGATGAATACTTTCTACGATAAAGCATACGATCTTGTTGGCAGTCAAAAGGCACAAGATGCGTTTGACATCGAGAAAGAGAAGCCAGAGGTTCGCGACAGATACGGACGGAACCAAGCAGGGGCAAGGATGCTCATGTCTAGGCGACTTGTAGAAGCAGGCGCTAGATTTGTAACAATGACTTACGGTGGCTGGGACATGCACCAAGATATCTTTAGTGGTATAAATTCACAGGTTCCACCGTTTGACCAAGCGTTTGCTGCGCTTATTCAAGATCTAACAGAACGGGGTTTGCTAGACTCTACACTTGTATGTG